ACCTGAGCCTAGTATAGAATTACCATTAACTGTTTTTACATTAGTACCACTAACTAAAGCAGCTTGTTTGCTATTAAAAGTACTCCAATCAGCGGCTGTTAAGACACCTCTGGCCGTTGCGCTAGCGCTAGGTACATTAATTGTAATTACTGGAGTCGATGTACTTGTGACTACCGAAGCTGTAATATCGGTTCCTGTTGTAGTAATAGTTGGTGCCGCAACAGATGTAACTGTGCCAGCAGGATTACTTGCGGCAACTGTTGGTGTTTCTAACAATCTCCAATTAGTTGTTGCTTGATTATACACAAAAGAAACAGAAGCACCGCTAATGTCTAAAATTAATGAAGTTGAATCGCCTTCAATAGTACCGCCATTTGGCAATACAGTAAGTTTATTAGCTGTAAAAGTGTTATAAATATCCACAACACCTACAATATCTCCGTCTGTTGGTGTCGATGGCATACTAACTGAAAAAGCTCCAGCCGTAGTATTACATCTAACTAATTCGTTTTTAGCCGCTGTATATGCAGCAGTCTTAATGCCTGTCGGTAAAAGACCTCCCCCACTAGGACTGCCACTACCGACAAATGAACTCCAAGTGTAGTCAGCAGCAACAGTTGATTCTGTAGCACTTGTTTTATTAACAGCAATACCGATAAAACTCATTCCTGCTGGGTTATCTGTCAAACCAGTCCCAATTGCATCAGTAGCGTATTTAACCCATGTGTATAGAGAATTACCGTCATTGACGATTAAAGTCCAAGCAGTAGTGTCTGTGGGCAACGCACTTGTAGCGCCTTTTGCAATATATGATGCATTATTATATCTAACTAAATCTAATGCTTTATAGGTTCCAGCCGCCCAATCTCCTTTTGGGACTACGGCAACTCTACCTAAATTCGTTGTTGTCATTTATGTGTACTCCACAATAAATTCGCCGTTTACTAGCGAAAGTGTAAAAGAAGAAGAATGCTCGACTATTAGTTCGCTATCGACTATAGAAAATGTTGAAAATGAAGAAGGGGCACCACCGCCACTACCACCACCAACAGCTGTTATAGTACCAGCGCCATCTATTGTAATGGTTGTACCATCAACTTTAACACCGCCAAGAATAGAAGTTGTCGCTGCAGGGATTGCTGCAAGTAAGGTGATATCTCCAGCACCAAGGATGGTTGCTCCATTAATTGTTTTTATATTTTGTCCAGATGATAACTCTTTTTGTAAAGGGAAACCACCCGGTGTACTGCCATCGTGTACCACAACTGTGCGCTTTGTTGTGTCTATGGTAGACTCACCTATAAGACCTGTAAATGTTGCATGTTCAGTTGTAGTACCGCGTCTAGATTGAACTGCGACGGTTGTCATAATAGGGTACCATAGTCAAATGTTTTTGTAGAGGCTTCAGTAATAAAGCCATAATCTCGTGTGCTATCTGGAGTTAAATACACATAACCTAAATCTGTTATAATAGCAAACCCGCCTGCAACTAATACGTATGTAATTGTATCACTTAAATATGCAATATCTTGAGGTAAAGTACGATCTGCAAATTGACGTTGCATAATGTCATAAGCGATGCCTTGCGATTTCGAAATAAGGCTTATATCTTTATTGACAAAGTCTGAACTCAGCGCAGTATCTTTTACGTTAGACTGTATATCTCTAAAAGAATTATCAACAATCGAATAAGTGCTTAATAGTCTTTTATTTAAATTGAAAGTTGATTTTTCAGATAAAGTACTCGAATCAGAGAAGGGTCTTTGAGTTTGGACTCCAGCTGCAATATTGTCATAACATGTTATAGTATCTTTAATATTAATCGGAGTAAAATCATACGCATAGGTAATGAGAATTTCTCTACCATTATAACTACTATTAGTTAATAGATAAGTATTTTGGTATTCACCAGGCAATAATGGTGTCACTGTATCAGTTAAAAGCCAATTCCATGATATATTATTTTTAGGCTTTGAGAAAGGCTTTATTTTACCGTCAGTAACTATAAGACGCTCTGATTTAAAACCTATGCTAGAATTACTCTCAAGATATTTAAGATTGGCGTCCATCTCATCATTCGTTAAGGGACTGCCTTTGCCAGCTCTTGTGATGAGTGAAGACATAGCTATTCCTTAGGCTTGTTGGAGTTTCCAAGTAATAGTCAATGTATCTTCAGGCCCTTTTGTTATTAATCCAAATGTAGTACGAGCTAGCATTACTCCGCCTGTTAACGCGGAGAATAGACCGGCTTCTTTAATAAGAAGAGTCGTTGCACCTACTCCGATACTGACTTCGAATTGAACACTATCATTAGCTATTGTAGTCATGGCCAAGACAGGAGTTACAGAAGCGATTCTAGCACCTAACGCGGCTATTAAACCTGTTTGAGTTACTGCTACAGCTGTTTCGTCACTGCCTACACCAATACTATACGCAACAGTGTCAGATGTTATTGGCAATAATCTATTTACCATAAATAGCTTGCCTGTATTGACGACAGTATTTGAGACTTTCTTTTCTTTTACATTGCCATTAGAGTCTGTAACAACAAGCTCCACATATCCTTTGGCCTCTAACGAATCATTAATCATTTTTAATCCTTAGTAAATTGTAATTTTCCAAACAATCGCTAATACGTCTAGCGGGCCTTTGTTAATAATAGGGAATACTGTTCGAGCAATCATTGTACCTTCCGTTTCAGCATTATATAGCGCTGCTTCAGTAATACCACCAGTTGCAACACCAGCTGCAAAAGCACATGTATATTGTACAGAGTCGTTTAAGACATTAGTTGTCACTTGACTAGCAGCTGTTAGAGCCGCTCTAAGGCCTAATGGGATTTCTAATCCAGTATCAAGCAATGATGCAGCAGTTGTGCCAGTCCCCAAAGCCATATAGCCAACAGGTGTAATTATATTATTTAAAATTCGTCCAGTAATGTAACTGAGGCCTGTGTTAACAATTAAGTTAGTAGATCCAGAGTCTTTAACATTACCGAATTCATCTGTAAGCTCAAAGGACACTGTCCCTAAAGCCTTAATTTCTTCAGTTAACATTTTTATCCTTGAATTGTGTAATCGCTTGCAACATAGTCAAAACTGACATAGTCTTCAGCAAAGTAATTTTGTAGGAATATTTGCAATGTATCCCTAATTTGTTTAGAGTCATCCACTTCAGAGGTGTTTCCGGAATCACCACCAATAGTTATAATATTGTCAAGTACATATATAGACTCTTGTATATTTTTGTAAATAGTCTTTAGAAATAGATCTACACTATTTTTAGAATCTGCACGATTAAGTATAGGTTGCATAGAGACATCATCTACACTTCTTTTACCATCGTGACCGCCACGAGAATTACCTGCATAATAATCGATAAATTCAATAGCACGAACTTCATCATTAAAGAACTTTACTAATGTTTTAATTAGTTCTTCAGTGACCAGTTCCGATATCATTACAATATCTTCTTTATTGGCGGTAGGGTTTAAAGTTATTTCTTCACGTTTAAAGAATTCATCAAGTGTTTTAGAAGTAAGCTGTAAAGATATTTCTTCAGGTATTTGGAATTCTTCAAATAACTCTCGATTGTATTGCAGTATCTTTACTAATGATTCAGTTGATGATAATTTTTCTGGAAAATATTGAAAGGCACCTACTAACATTGCTGTGTTTTCAGCTAAGTTAGCTTTATTACCAATAATATCTTTATCAACTAAATCGGCTATACTTTCATTTATAACTTCTGTAGCAGTTATTTCATTAGCGGACACACTAGATACTAATTCTGGAGTAATAACTGTAGAAAGTAATTCTAAAGTAGCATATAAAGCCTCTAAATCTATTGATGATGTATCTGTAACAATATCTGTCACTACATCATTAGCAGTTATTTCATTTATTATAGCATCAGTAATTATTTCACTGAATACTAAATCAGTATCTAGTTGTTCACTCATGGCACTAGATCCGTTGGACTGAATTGAATTTCAACTAAGCCACGAACAGGTTTCCATGTACGAGGAAATGTAGCGCTGTTCTCAGTGACTCTTAACTCAAAGAATCCATAAGACGACTTAGCAACTGTCGGCTGTGTAACCCATGTAGAACCTAATGTACTAGGGAATCTAATGTATATTTTATTTAATTGAGTAGTAATCCACGTAGCATCTAAATCAGGCGTTAATGCGCTAACACGAATTAAGCCATCATATAATCGATAGTATACGCCATTATATAACACCACATCTTCTCTGTTATAAGCTTGTGCTGCATCCCATGTACCACGGTTAGTAGGTACTCTAGTAGCGATTGTTGTTTGTACACCACTAGTTAATGCTGCTGTAGGCAATCCTTTATTATTAGCATTATCTGCTTCAATTACTACAGCTTCATATGTATAACCAGCAGTGGCATCATCTAAAAATTTAAGTGTAATAGGAAATTCTAATTGCTCACCCTTGATAAATGACCATAATACACTACCTGTATCTGTAACTAAATCAGTTGTTGGTGCATTAATTTTGCTTCTAGCCATTGCCCCTCCAATCTGTCTTATCAGCTTTTCTTTCTAGTTTATCGAGTATTTGATCTAATTTCTTTCCTAGGCTTTCACCTAGGGTTTTAAGATCTTCTTTACGAGCATATTGCGTAGCCATTTGAGTTTCTAAATCTTCTAACTTATCTAACTTTTTAGAGATATCTTGTAGCTGTTGATTAAGTTCGACTTTCTTCACATAATCGTTAGCAATAAGGATTTTAACATCACTAATAGCCTTTGCAACAGAATCGTTATCTGCCTCTAACTTATTAAACTTAGACATAAGTAGTCCCAATGCGGCTGTGGCAATCGTGCCTCCAGCACTCAATACGACATTTACCCAATCTTGTGCTTCCATTTTATTATCCTTAAAAGTTGAAACCACGAGAAACCCGTTTCCCGCCCGTTTGTATTGGATAGAGGTATTCTGTGGCATATCTAATACCATCAGAAAAATGCTCTATATTTTCGGACTTATCAATAGTCGCGATATCTAAGTTGCGGTCTGTCCATTTTGTTCTTTCAAGAGATAAAATAGTACCGGAACATCTAGGATGTACATACAGGTCTATTTTACCTGAAGCTGTTAATAGTTTACGGTTTACAGCGGCTACACTATCAATAATAGGTGGTGCAGCCCTGTGCGCTCTACATATAATGCCATATGTCTCTAATATACTAAAGTCAGTACGGCCTACTGGAGCTGAAGTCTTTCTAGCACGACCAGAAGGATCTGGATATGCATATATCTTATGGCCTTTATATTTTTCTTTAATAGCAATAGCTAGTGATTCTGTATCAGGATGCCCTTGGAACTCATCAATAAATTGCATTTGATGCCCTCTAAGTGTGAAGACACTAGAACATTGACGCATGACGTTAAAGTCAATACATATATGAACATCTTCACCTTCCATAAGGTCTTCTAATGTAGCGTCAACATGTCTCTTACGATCAAAACAGTAGAATACACTGTTGCCTGATTCAGCAAATTGTGCTAAATACTCAGATGCCCATGTTACTGGGTCAATCTTATCTTTAATCTTTTCTATTTCTTGTTGATCTAAGAATGGCGATTGTAAATAATCATATTGATAAAATCCCCAATCAGGATCTGTTTCATGATATGTAGATAATGTATGAAAGAAATTATATCCTTTGGGTGTACTAATAACTAGTGAACGCCCAGGACTTCTAGCACCATAACTTAATGCTCTTTTATTAGACCATCTAGTGGCAATAGTAGGCTGTATTACAGACATCCATGCATCTTCAGCACCAAGACCTTTGGTACATGATGATATCTCATCCCATACGACAAAATAAGAACCCTTGCCACGCATACGTTCTACTGATTCATATGATAATAATCTTAATTCAACATTATTAGCGAACCAAAATCGTCCTAAGTCACGAGACATTTTGATAGCATAGTCTTCTATTCCCAAGTCGTATGCTATTAAAGGAAAATAAATATCCTTTACTTGATCATAAGTAGGAGCAATGATGTACACTGTCTTATTAGGCACCTTAGCTGCTAGTTCGAGTAATTCAAATACAGCTGTAACTGCACATACAGCAGCCATATATGATTTACCCCAACCCCTTGCACAGCACACTACAGCATATCTTAATTTCTGCTCTACAAATAAATGTTTATATATTTCAGATTGTGCTGGATGAAGGTTAATCATATAGTACTAAGTCAATGAGATCATTTAAAACGCATATACCTAAATACACCAATACAACAACAACCCATGTTGATGTCTCTAAAAAGGCATATGATGCAAACATAATTAAATTAGTAAACATTATAATGTAATCCAAATCAATAATAATATCGCTACTGCTGTCTGACATAGTAGGGCCTTAATTGCTAGTTGTTCGTTTTTAGGGATAAAATAAATTGTTAACATCATCAATGCTACTTGTGAGAACACAAATAACAGTTGAGCATTTTCACTCATAATCGTCGTCGTCACTATCATTGTACTCCCCTATAACATGTGTATCACCTTCTTTAGTTAAATTAATAACTAATGGGGATCTCATTTTATCTTCTATAATATTAGTCTCTGGAACACGTCCATATTTATAGCGCAACAGTTTATCTGACACAGCTGTCATCTTATCTATTAGGTTCATATGTGTCTGTTCATTATACCATTTAGTCTTACCTGTAGATGTTAATGGTACTATTTTGTTATCACGCCAGTCATTATAATATTGTAATTGTTCTTCTAAGAATCTATACTGGTGCACTAATGCTTCAATAGGATCAAACCCTAAATCTTTAAGCTTAGCTACACTCAAACGTCCACCAGCAGTTAAATTACTCAGACGTTGTATCTTGACACCATCTTCTCTCTTCAGTGGCTTTGTCTGTGTGTCCATAGTTTACTCACATTTCAGTTTGCATTCAATGAGTTACGTCTCCGTAGCCCTCTATTTTAAAAATTAACAATTATTTATTATTAATCTTAGGGTTAATTTAACGGGGTTTTCTATATGTCTCAGCGCTCTGCCCTTTAGGAAAAAGTCAGGGATCCCCTAAAGGATATATTTATTAGATTAATTATTATTGATTAATAACTAAGGATTAACAACTAATGGATTATAATTCAGGGGGAGCGGCTTTAGGGTTAATTTAACGGGGTTAGTTTAAAGGAATAAGTATAAAACAAAAGAAAAAAAAAAAATAAGGGGCCTCCTACCACCCCGAAGGGCAGTAGGAGGGGGTAGGGATCAGAATATCTCTTTAATTAAATCATGACTTGTTTCTTCGTGTTTATAATATCTCCCATCCTCATAGAACCAAGAACCATTACACGCTTGACCAAGTCTAGCAGCCCAATAATTACCATAATTATCGTAGTATTTAACAATATACCGATCACCGTCTGCGTTACTATATATGTGATTGATTTCTAGTTTCATAGGCATCACTAGAGACTCATTAGCAGATGTACATACACCATTCCCAAAATACCAATCAAGCTCTTCATTGAATAAATCAACACCGACAAATTTATCATCTTTTTCATATATTATATAAACACGATGATTGTCCCCATTTCTATACTCTTTGCCAACTTCAATCATTATCTTAACCCCATTGCAATTTCAATTTTAGCCAGATCTTCTTCAGTTAACAAATAGCTTGACCAAGCATCAAGTTCATCATATGAAATCTTTACAGAGAAATTCTTTCCAGATTTTGAAATACATACTTCTGAGATTCTATCAAGGTTAATCAATACATTAGTCCCTTGATCTGTGACTTTTATAAAGTTCATTTTATTTTCTCCTTTAAAGGGTAGTGACTAGCGCATTCTGCTTTACCATCTATAGCATAGAGTGCAGTTGTGTGCCCGATGGTGTTAGGGTACATAATACCGATAACAGGATACCTTCCGCTAGGGCTAATACTAGCGATAAACACGTGGTTATTCCAGTGATCTAACCATGTATCCCCTGCCTTAAGATCTAGTGGTTGTTCTAAGACTAAATCAACATATCCATGACCTTCTTTACTGTACCATTCAAGATCACCACTAAACATGTTCTCGCCTACAAACTGATCGTGTTCTTTAAATAATATCCGAATACGTTGACCATTAAGATTCTTATACTCTTTGTCTACTTCAAGCATCTTGTAAGCTCCTTTTTTAATTTAATTGCTTCATCATCATCCACTGTAAATACTTCAAAAGGAGTATTTGGATTATCCTTATGATAACAACGTACTTGAATATTGTTGTTATCTAGTATTCTAGTTATAATTGATGAAACACCGTCAAGATTTATATACACTGTAGTATAGACATCTTTACAATTTGTTGTAAGCGTTATGAACATATCATTCTCCACAGGTCGCTTCATTTTGTTCAATGAAGTGATTCAGAATCTCTTGAGTGACAACAATAGTTGTCATACCTGGAATCGGTTGATTTGAGTACACAGCGCTGTCATAGATAACATATGGTGTACCGACTAAACTAATAAAATATAATGCACAGTAACTCATTTCACTTCCTCAATCAGGTCATTATCATCAAAATCGCCATTAATAAATTTTCCATCTAATGTAAATGTCGCGGGATCTAATATCCAGTCTTCGTATGTTGCAGCAATAACAGGATACGTAATATCTTTATCACCGATGTACACGACTTCCCAAATCTGTCCGTCTATGCTTTTGTACTTTTTGCCCACTTCTAATTTTAACATTGTGTTTCTCCACTTTTGCTATGAATGTATGAATATGATGTCCACCAAGAATATCTCCAACCCATGCCATGACAATAGGTTTCTTAGAATACATCATATTGTGTTTGTACTCAAACTTATCACCATCGATGTCAACGCCCGTGAAGGCGCTGACGTTTGACGATAATATTAAAAATAATATTATTAGAGGCATTCTTCCCACTTCTTGAATTGTTCAATTACCTTCATTGAAGTTTCTCTTGAAACAATATACCGTCTAGTGTGTTCATTTGGCCCTTTATACTTTAGCGCAATTATACGCTTATCAACAGCAATATTACGAACACTATTAGTATCAACACAAACGAGACTGCCTCTTTTTGTCATAAACTTAATTAACATAATTTGCTCCATTGGAATCTTAATGCACGAGCTATTTCATGCCAAGTTTCATATGTGACAGTGTGGCATTTATTGTGAGTAGGATATGAAACGCCTACATAGTACTTCTTATCATCTGAATAAAGTGCTACACTCTCTGTTGCATTGAAGTTGATTGTAATTAACTCATCTTCTGTACTCTTAACTATTATAATGTTCATGCGTCCATCCCAATAAATTTCATACCAAGTTCACTTCGTTGAGCATTTCTATACTCTAGTGCTTCTGTCAATGTTCTACATCTTTTTGAAATAACTTTACCTTTGTGATTCATAGCCACATCATACACAACTCTTTCAGCTGATACTGTTGGTCTAATATTTCTATAAACACTTTTAACGCTTGTGCCATCTTTCAGATATAGATTTTCAATTCTAGTGTTCTGTTTATTATTGTCAACATAGCCCAGATAATCCAATTGCGTAAGTTCATCGCCATGATGATATGTCCACACAAGGCGTGCCGCAACATACATCCTATGGTTTACCTGAATGATTCGATTTCTATCAGGATCGAACCTTACAGCGTTGTGGCTTTGCTTAAATTTTGAATCTCTCCAATATAAGCAACCTGTTATCGCGTCATAATCGAATAATCTTCTAACTTCTTTTTGATTCATTTGAAATACCTTTTAGTAATGTTGAAAATTTTCCGACAGCTGGTAGCTCCCGGTTTGCAATGTATAAGTTACAAATCTTTATGTTGAATGAATTTCCATCTTTATACTGCAGTCTTTTATCAGGCCATTCACCATAATATAATCGCCATGCAAGACGCCCCATTGTTGTTTGCATTCTCCCTTGACGTGAATTAATTAAATATTGTCCACCTCTTTGGCTATTTGCAGTAAAGCCTAAAATCCAACCAAAGATAGACACAACTTTACCTTCTATAGGATCATATTTGTAATAGCCACTCTCTATCCACTTATCAAATTCTTTCATAACTGTTAACCATTGTTAATAAAACCTAATACATCACGACCTAAGATAATTAAATCGTTTTCACTAATATTGTCTGCTAAAATCAATATTGAGCCATTCTTAATTTCTACTAAGAATTCATAATCATTTCTAGCAAATTTAATTGTTCTACCTTCCGAACTTATAACACTAAATGCGCCTGATGTTACGTCAGGTTTGAGGCTAATGCCTGATTGAGTGGAAATAATTTCCTTTAAGCGTTTAAATGCTTCGTCACTTGCTAAAGATACTTTAACTTCCATCCCATCAATTTTACAAGCAGGATATAAAAGTTTTATTAATTCCAATTCAGCATTAGTAGAGCATTTTAATGTTTTATACTCAAGTGTAACAATTGCATTTTTAGGAAAAGTCTGTAAGGCTTTATCTAAAGCCAATCCTAAAAATTCATTGATTAAACCTCTTTTTCTATATGCAGCGTACGGAATATTTGCATACATTTGAGTCTCTTCTGGTAATTCAAATACTACACGCATTTGAGCTTCCCTTGAAGTATTTAAAAGATCTTCTTCAGAAACTAGAGACACACCTATTAGCGCTAATTCATTGCATTTTTCAACTAAAGTTTTACCTTCATTACGAGCAATAGTTATAACCTGGTCACGAACTTTATGTGTTGTGTATATGGTAATTGTTTTCATTTGGCATTTCCTTTGAATTTGATTAAAAACCCCTCAACCATTAAGGTCAAGGGGTGTTTGTTAAAAATTACTTACCAGCTTTTGCTTCACGTTTTAAACGATTAGCTTCACGTTTTGCAGCCAATTCAGCTACAGCTTCTGGGCCTTTAGACTCAGCTTCTGCATCTTCTTCAGCACGTTTCTTAGCTTGGTATTCTGCTAAACCAGCAGCAGCTTTGGGTGACACTTCGCGTTTTTCAACGCCAGCGCTATAAGCTTCCAAGATAGCAGCAGAGTTACTAACAACATAATCAGCAAGTTCAGGATTACCTGATGCTTGTAAGATTTCTGTTTTAGCGGCTTCTACTTTTTCTTCAGCAGTTAAACGTTTTACAGCAGGCCATCTGAACGAATCTAAGACAGCTTTTGCATTGTCAAATAAGAAACCTGAAGTGATTTCCGCAAGTGCTTTTTCCAATTTGTTATAATCAGATTTAGTCACACGACGAATAGTACCACTTTCGAAAGCAGATTCAACTGTGTCTTGGTTATCAACTAACCATTCTGCAACGTCTGTTTGATTGCTTACAGCTGTTAACATAGCTGCTAAAATCAATGGACGTCTAACAAAGTTTAATGCTTCTGCTTTAGTTGCAAATGTTTGACCGTTTACTACGAATGCTTGTTGGATTTGGACTGACATGATGAATTCCTTAAGATAAATTATTAATTAATATTTATCTGTGCGGTCCCACTTAGTGCGCTTTTGCCCAATGCTCTTACAGTTCTTAATACGAGATGAGAATCTAACTTCTTATTTGAAATTAGGGTTAATTTAACGGGGTTGGCACACTCGCATTACACCCAAAACCCGTTAATGGCCTGCTTTTGCTACGCAGACGGCACGAGGAACCTGTCCCATGCCTGCAGGGATGCCTCAGACGCGGTTGCCAGCTCTGCCCCAGTTTCTGGCCCAAATTTGGGCACCCTGATGCCAGCGGGTAGCACGGGCTGTGAGTCACCAACTTCCACAAGATTGAGGTCATTGTACGGATCATTCTTATTAACTAATCCCTCCATAGTCCATGAAGTATGTTCCCAATCACCCTCATCTAAATACAACCCAAGTACAGGATAGCCATAACGCTCTTCAATAATGCCCAAAAGCACAACTTCGCGGCCATCTTGTGTCTCATATGCTTTATCTAAATCAATCATTTTCTTATTACCCCTTGACTTGGATCACTTAATTCAACAAGCTCATAGATGTGCTTGCCTTCGATTACAACACCACCAATGTTTGTTTGGTGGACTTGACGATAGCCTTCGTACTTAATATTAACTACAACTACCGATACAGCTATTGCTATCATCATTCCGATAATAGCAGATATTAAATCAAATTTGTGTAACATGTTTTTAACCTCTTGGTTCATCTTTCTTCCAAATCTAAATCATTATCTACAATGCTTTCATCGCATCGCCCATCTAACATCCATCTTTCATCAATCCATTCTGCATAATCGGTGTCATAATAACGCCCTAACACTGGATAATCAGTTTTAACTGATGTGATGATTTGATGTACTTCCGCCTTGAAGCCACATCGCGTTTTGTACTTCTTTTGAATCTCTATTTTCATAAATTACCCCGGTGGATTGCATGAGTAGCACATGCAGTTTCTGTGATAGCCGTGTGGGCCAAGAATTCTATCACCATCTTCTTCCCAGTTTTCTTCTTGAGGTTCTGGATCATAATCCCACTCTTGTTCTTCAGTTAATTTACCTAATATCATTTTTAACCCTCTCACAAATTTTACGGAATATAGGCATGTAGATCAGCATCTTAGTGTCTTCAACCTCTCTTACAATTTTCTTAGGAATATTTATCCAGATATTGCTCAATAAAACTGAATAGCATGTATCCCTTTCAATAACCTTTTCAAATAATACCCAATCATCATAATAATTATGATTGGGCATAAAGTGCTTCGGTGGTCTTGAGGGCTTATGATACATTTTTGCAAATTCAACACCTTTTAAATTAGGTGTATATTCATAATAATTGTCATAATCTCCATCCATGGGGTAAAATTCTTCCTCGCCACAGTAATCCAACATTATTCATCCTCCTCTTCCCATTCATCATCAAGTTCTTCTTCATCATCGTCGATCCAAGTCTCGTCCTCATCTTCAGCTGCTACTTTACCCCAATCTACTTCTTCGCCATAATTTTCATATAGATCCATTGTTACACCTCTTTAATTAAGTCTTCATAACTATAAGTACCACACTTATTGTAACAACCCTTACGTGTATATATACGTAAGGAATCATCATTCGCGCCCATTGCAACAACATGTTCATTATCTCTAATATGTATTATTTCATACTTATCACCACGCTCGTTAACATACATACTGCCAACTTCTAAACAGAGTCCATTGAATTCCCCCACAAGATTCATTTCTGCGATAGGAAATTGCTGTCCCTTGAGCAATCCTGTTAATTTAGTTGCAAGCCCTGGTTCAACTCTATACACATGACCTTTGGCACCAATATAGAGCTTCTTATCTTCTGGAGTAAAGACATCAACTATATCAAAATCAGACTGTTCATTTTCAAATATTTCACCATATTTACTTACACTAAACTTGGAGCCATTAGTTGTACTATATTCATATCTATAGAACCCTACGTCACTGGTTGTTTTTGTTATACCAGCCATTTGACCGCTACGTGTTACGTACATGCCACCTACTTTAATTTTAGGCGGTCTCAGCAAATCACACTCAGATTTTGTATCAATATACATTTTACCATCTATTGTGTAGTCATAGCCATTATCACCACTAAATACATATCTACCATAATGCTCTATATCTGTTAATGTTACAGGATTTCCCTCTCGTGTAAAATACTGACGACCCGCTTTAAACTTAAAATTACGCACACGTTCTACTAAATCCCAGTCTGAGTCTTCATAATCAAATCTCTTACCATTCTTTGTTACTGTGTAATCAGCATTTGTACCAAATGGATATACAGGACTCTCTGTAGTTTCCATGATTCTAACAACTTTACCGTGACGTGTTCTATACTTCTTGTTCAGTTTTATTTTCATTTTCGATTTCCTTCTGGATTTTAAATAGATTCTTTAACTGTCTGTTTCTCATCAAAAGCTCTTGTTCTAGCAACTGAATAGCATGCTTCTTTTCAATTATTAGAATTTCCACCTGCCTTTCATAAATGTAAAGTGGCGTCATCATACATACCCTCCTGAATGTTCAACAAATGTTCTAGAGTATCTGCTTCATCTTTATCGTAGCGTCTCTCAATGAACTTAGGCTCAAATAATGAGTAGTTACCCTTCTCATCGCAAATCACCTCTGAGTATGTTACACCTATAATTGCGTATAACCAGTCTCCACTGTTTTTACAAATTTCTGCTGTTAATGCATCTGTCAAATTGCCCACACCAACGCTTAAATCGCCATCTTCTGTTACACACAATAATGAGCCAAATGTATCTTTATTAGCACCAGTGCCCGGTATAAAATCAATTACTCTTAACTCACACTCAAACTCTTTCTTAAACTTAACACCACTAGTTGTAGTGCCATCTCTCCATAGCATATCTTGTTTCTTAAGCATACTGCCTTCTTTACCTTGTCTAACAAGCTCTATGAAATGCGTTTCTGCTTCTTGAAGATTATTAACAATCCGTGTATCAATTATTCGTGTCCATTTACATGCAATACCTAGATTAACATCAGATAAGTGTAGCAAATCAAAGTGTAAGTTATTCAATCTAGAGTAATAAGGCTCATCATCTGCCCCGTTAGCAATACCCGACAACTTTACTCGATCCCAAACCATGAATACAGGTTTTTCTTCTGGCTTAAAGCTGCCGCCTAAATTAACCCTGCGTATGATACCGTTACTAGTCTTACGCTCTAGGATCTCCCCGTTCACTTCTATTAATAATTCACCATGATACTGATATCCATCTTTCATATGAGGACTTAATTCAAATATCAGATCATAGTACTCATAGACATTCATTGGCTGGTAATTACGTGATAACATTGAAATATCACCAGCACTCTTGGTGATGTTTACAAACAAGCCATTAGCCTTTTCTTGGGAGAATGCAGGAAATGGAAACTTATCCATCTTAACATTCTTAGGAAGGCTAAACCGCATATATTTCTTAATAGGTATGAATTCAGATTGCTTTGCCTTGTTAATAGATTTCACATCAAAGCCAGCATCTAAACTTTTATTAAGAATTTGACAGAATAAAACTTGAGATTTAGATGTTAGTGTTTGCAAGTGAGCGTTAATGTTTGCCTTTGCATGATTACCTGTTAGCCTTCTCTTAGCTAAGTTATCTAACAAAGTAAATGTAGAATCATTAAACACATCCCGACCATTTTTGAAAAGCTCTTCTACATTTCTAATACCATACATGATGAATGGGTCATATGCATGCCATATAATATCTTCAAACATCTCATCTTCAAGACCATATGCTAACATTATAATCTTTTCATTTTTAGACGGCTGTTGCGCTATTGCTTGTAATAAATCGTATACGTCATCACTTGTCATTTCTTAATCCTCAATAAGAGTTTAATGATATCCCACGCCAGTTCAGCTAATTGTTTGTACATAAGATTCTCCGATTAAAAGGGGAACCGAAGTTCCCCAGTAAGATTATTTTAAATAGTTTCTAAACATGCCAGCATTGTCAAACACCATAATATATGTTTCAGCTTTTTCATAATACAAGTCAATATATCTATCAAGACCCGGAATATTACTTGTTCGGCCATGTGATTTTAGTTCAGGTCTACGGCCTGGGTAGGGACTTGTAATTACAACAATACGGCCATCTTTACATCTAAATCTATCTAAATGATCTGCATAATATTCCCATTTTTGATGTAATATAGCAGCTTGGCGTCCAGTTAAAGGCATATGTCTTTGCAAATCAAATTCTTTTGCAAATTTATTCATATTGTCACAAAGAAAGAAATCATCACTTCGCGAATTACGATCCCATTTTGTATCTTTAAAAATTTTAGGATAATCTGTTTTTCTGCTTGGTCCAATTGTCATTACTAATTCCACGCTAAATATTCATTAATACGATAACCAGTAGTTCCCCACTGATATGCTTGAACATACTTATACTTACGATACAACGCCCGTAATTGTTTTCTGCGGTCTCTGCTATTACCCCTTAGCACGAAATGACTTGGGCTAAGCGTGACAACTGAGGCACTCCCCTGCTGCGTTTGATTTGATTCCATTAGTAGTCCTGATATAATATAATGACTTAATTCCTTCATCCTGAAATGCCATTTGATGAATCTGTGAGATATAAGCTTCACTCTCATCGGCACTAAAGAAAAGGTTAATAGATTGAGCCTGATCAATATATCTTTGACGAGCAGATGCAAGTCTAATAATTGCTTCAGGTGAAATTTCAAATGCTGTTTTAAACACAGCCTTTTCTTCATCAGTTAAATAGTCTTCATTCTGAACTGAACCATTATCGTCTACAATACGCTTCATTGCAGCTGTTACATCTTCACCGTGCGACTTAATGATTTCTCTAAGCTTAGGTGATGATCTAAACATTTTGCCACCAGCAGTGTTTTGTACAAATGCATTCTTGTAGATTGGTTCAATGCCTTGCGACATACCTCCTGCAAATAATGCCGATGATAAGTTAGGTGCAATAGCTATTAAATGTGTATTACGCATTCCATGACCGCGACACCATTCGGGTTCACCCCATTCACGAGCCATCCATCTTGATGCATCTCGCGCTTTGTCATACAAGTGATAGAACATTGATTGACTGAGATTGTGAGCTTCAAATGAATCAAATGGTAGCATCTTTTCTTGTAAGTAACTGTGGAAGCCTAGCATGCCTAAACCTAATGCTCTAGATTTTTCAGAGAACCTTACAATACGCTCCATACCCTTACGCTTCTTACCAATTTCAATTTGATCTTGGTTAACGCAATCTAAGAACACTGTAGCAATGAATACAGCATCTGTCTTACTCCAATCATCATAGTATAATGCATTCATAGATGATAATACACATGCAAATGTATATTCTTCTTCTTTATATTTACCACTGAACAATGCTATTTCAGTACATAAGTTTGAAGCTTTAACTTCTAACCCTTTAGCTGCATACATTGGAGGATTAGCACGATTTACTTTATCGATGAAGAAGAAGTAACCTTTACCAAGTAGTCTAAGCTTCATTGCACGCTGGTAACGTCTGATAGCATCTGCATCACCGTTGTTAAGACGTTCAATAAACGCATCATTGATAATCCAACCTACATTGGCATCATCAGGATGCTTTGTGATATGTGTCACAAGCTCATCAAAGTCAGCATGGTCAATTTCTAAGTAACCTGCCCATGCACCACGTCTTTGTGACCCCTGAGAGATATCTTGTGCTACCTTTACAAAGCCTTTAAATACAGGCAATACACCAGAAGCACTACCAGCAACACCACTGATAGCGCTACCTCTAGAACGGATATTCCCAAGGTAGTTAGACGTTCCGTAACCTTGTTGACTAAGTACTGCAACTTCTTTTTGTTTTTCATAAAAGTCATATACTTGATCCTCTATTGAGCCACCTGAACAACTGACAGGGCATCCGAAACCTGTACCCATATTTGCCATCACAGGCGTACTAGGGATTAACCAACCTTTCCACATGATATCAAAGAACTTCTCTTCCCACATCTCAGGATCAGGTGTATAGGATGCTGCATGTCTAGCTATTCGTGTGTATATTGATAACAAATCAGGATACTTCTCTGACACGTACTTTTCTTTCAATAATTGCCAACTGTTTGTGATAATCCAAGGTGGTAATCTACCCTCCGCTTGTAATCGTTTACGTTCTAAACTTAACTCTCTATACATTTTTTGGTGTCCATGTAAATTTGGCTTCTGCCCAATCCCTACGATAATCATTGCCTTGCGCAATGAAAGTGTCATGTAATGTACTTGATTCAATATCTAAATAAAACCAATCAGCAATCGGATTATATTTAGGTTCAAAGATAGCTGGATAACCTAATCTCTCTAGACATATATCTAACCTAGATTGTACAAAGTTTTCAAGCATTAATGCATTAATGCCAGGAATATCTCCTTTATCAAAGATTTTCTTAATGATTTGTTTTTCATGTTCAAACAAAATCCATGCAGTAATCTCTAGTTCATTAGCAAGTCTTTCATGTGCTAAGTATTCCTCAGCCTCTATTGCTTCATGATATAGCGTGTTAAACAAATAAGCACCAGCTTGACTATGAATGTTCTCGTCAATAGCGGAGAAATTAATTCCTGCATTAATATTTTGAAATTTATTTTTGCCATTATTATTAAAGTGCTTTAAGAATGCAAAACTAGAGTAAAGAATAGCGCCTTCAATCATGCTAAACACACCTACTGATTTTAACTTATCATAGGTTGTTTCTGATTGTGTAGCTACTTTCTCTAACCATTCCATTCTATCTTTAAGAATGGGATCATCTAAGTATGCTAAATAAAACTCAGGGTTATCTAACCCTAGCAATTCATTAATTTTATTATAGAATGGTGCATGAATGTTCAGTTCAAACATTGCAAATACTGAAGCCATTCTTTGAACATCTGGACGTGGAAAATGCTTACATATATAATCACGCCAGTAGTTATTTCCAACATTAACTTCATAGTGTACAAAAAGCAAAAGAACACTGACAATTCCGTGGTACTCTGCTGCTGTACAATTTGTTCGTAATTCATGGATATCTTTTTCCACTTCAACTTCATCTGCTGTCCACAATATGGACGTTTGTTCTTCAGCGAAGTTGATTAACGCTGGATAGTCTGTACCGTAGCATTCTCTTTCTTCAAGAATTTGTGCCATTTAAATCTCCATAAAATCATCTGGTTGTAATAGTATTGAAGCTGATAACCTACCTGTTGGATAGTCATAATCAACACCTGGTACGTTTCCTGTTAGACCTGTGAATCTACATTTCAGTACTCTCATCTTAATATGATTTCTTATTCTATCATCATCATGTGACATGTCACGTGCGAATGCTATGATATCATTTGAAATCTGTTTAATTGAGCCTGAACCCTTAATATCATCTAAAGATGGTAATTGACCTTCTTCAAATGATGTCTTACCTGTAGGTGTCTTTCTTAAATGTGATACTAAGCCAATCCATACGGGATATCTTTTACATAATCTAAGTAAATCATTCATAGTTTTATCTATGGCTTCATTACCTGTTAATCCATCTACACCTTCTGAAACTAGGATTGTAATGTGATCGATGAATAGATATTTACAACCCGATAATGCCATATATTCTAGCTTTTCAAATAGAGTTGAATCTTCCATAGAACCTTGATGATCTAATACCATAATTCTATCATCACCGAACACTGCTCTAAAGCCTGATTCTAATTCATCCTCTGTTAACTCTCTATATGAAGGATTGATATTCAACGGAATACCTGAGAGTTTACGTGTAGTCTCAGCAGGTGATTCTTCTAATGATACAATACCTACCATTGCAGGGGTGGTATCTATAATATGCCACACAATTTCTCTGAGAATAGTTGACTTACCTGAGCCTGTACCAGAAGTAAATAGTACAATCTCATTTTCACGCATACCTTTAGTCTTAGTATTTAATGCATCTAAACACATGGGATATGGTACAGATTCAATATCATTGTAAGCTTTTAAAGCTTCCCATAGTTCATCTCTACCTAAGATACCTACAGGCGTGTATTTAGACGCTTCCCAAATGGCAATTAATAATTGTTGACCGCCTTTCTCAAGTAACATTTGACTTGGATCTTTAACAGGCAATTTAGCTAATCTTACTTTATCAGCACCTATATATTTAATAGCTTCTGCTTTAGCTTTTTCACCAGCTTCATCAGTATCAAGGCATAATACTACTGTGTCAAATGATCTTACCCAATCTCTATGCGCTAAGAGTGTCTTAACATTAGATGCTGAGGGGATTGAGACTACAGGATAAATTTTCCCATACTTATCTAATGATGCTTGTGCTACTGCCATTGCATCTAACTCACCCTCAGTTACAATCAACCTCTTACCGCCTGTGCCAAACTTATCCATACCGAATAAAGTTGTTGGTTTACCTATACATGAAAACATCTTAGGTAATTTTCTAACTTTATAAATACCTTCACCGTAAGGATAATAGTGTGTGTCTATTTCGCCATCTTCATTAAATGCTGATTTAACATCAAAGAATTCCGCTACTTCCTTAGATATCTTTCTATCTTTAAAGCCAGCAGTTCTTAGTTTTTCTACATCTAGTACAAAAGGTTTCTTAGGTTTTTCCACGTGAGTGAACTCCTTATTTTTGTTAGCGGGAAACCAAGTTTGACAGCTAAAGCATGTAGCTGTGCCGTTCTCATAGATCTGAAGTGCATCTGAAGAACCGCAATCTGGATTTGGACACGGTTGATTGTGAATTACTATTTTACCCATCTTTTGGCCATTGAATTAAACATTCTGGTGACATTTTAGTAATCATAGTTAATCGTACTCTGTGATCGTGTGATACATTTTCTTTGACATCCCATGATACTTTCTCGATTTGTTTATTATACCACTTGAGTGTTACTGGAGTTTCAACATGACATAATGACCATGTCTCTGCCCAAGCTAAGGAGCCTTTGGTAGTGTATTCATCAAGGACAATAAACTTGAACTCTTTCTTCGGTCTGCTAGCGAAATGAGCCGCCAAACTGTTAGAGCTAGATTTATATCTACGCCAATCAGATTCTTGTCCATAAGTAGCTTTACCATATGATCTGTAATTCTTCTTGCCAAGATAGAATCTATCCAAGACCGTATCATATATAATGTAGATGAATCCCACATATTGTTTATTTCCTACGTTCATCTGTCTATTAAAACACCAGTGTCCATTATCAAATTTACTAATATCTGAATTGGACACGGTGTGGTTTATTTTACCTTTAAATTCAGCCATCTCTAATTTCCTGTGCTAATGGCCAGTTATCAAAACAGAAATAATCATCATATGTATTCTGTATGTTGATAAGCTTTGCATTAGCTAATAAATATTCAGGCCATTCATCACCATTAGCTTTTATATATTGTTCAATTACTGCCTCTTGGAATTCCTCATCTGTTGTGCAATGTGCTAAAGCTTTTGATGCTTTCACTGGCCCCATTTTCCAAATGCCAGGTATATTATCCGTGGCATCACCTTTTAATACTTGTTCGTAGAAGTTTCTTTTAGCATCAAGCTCTGAGACTTCTGTAATTGTTTTATGCTTTATATTATAGTGCTTTCCAGGGATCATTAATAGATCCTTATCTATTGAGCATATAACATAATCTATATTATGAGACCTACATTCATTTGCCCATATACGTAATAAATCATCAGCTTCGCGCCCATCTGCAGCTATAGCAATCTCGTGCATTACTGCTAGCTTTCTTACAAATGGTACAAAAAGATTAGGTGGACCCGCTGTACGATGCTTCTTATAGTCTACAAATATTTCGTCTCTATAGTTGCCCTCACCCTTAACAGCCATACAATAATCGTCTGCAAATGTCTCCTCCATAATCACTTCTAACATACTTTCAAAGTTACGCCATATTGCTTTACGATACTCTGTATCTTCTTCTTTAGTGAATACTTGAGGTATTACGTTACCCTCATCATCAAGATATGTGACACCATCAGTACGGTTGTAACAGCAGTTGTGGGCAAGTATATCACCATCAATCAATGCTATCAGCATCTAAAACTCCCATTTCCTGAGACAATTTCATTCTTAATAATGTGCGATCAATCTTGTCTCTAATGTCAGGTACTCTTTCACAATTCAATCTAATATTACATTCTGATGAAAGAAGTATTAAGATAGCTTGTACATCAGAAAGTTCTGATTTAAGCTTTTCTTTGTTAGTCTTTTCATACAGCTCGTATTTATGATCAAGTGTGAATCTTAAACATTTAGACGCTTCCTGTGCAGCTTCTGATAGTTCTTCCATTAAACATACAAGTAAATATTGCTCTTTATTCATCATTTTCTCTCATAAATTTAACTATTACAATTCTGCCGTTTCTTTGATTGATGCCTTCAGATAACCATGGTTGTCGACCGTGATATAGCTTTGCATCATAGATCAACAATGTATTTGCCTTTGCGTTAAAGAATTCATCTATTGACCATTGTCCATCATCTTCGTCAAATATATAGTGCTCTTTAGCTTTAGCATAATTGCCATACACAGGGTGACTGAAGAAAGCTGTACCTGTTATATCACTACTGTCTAAGTAAAAGAGAGCGGCTACAGTTGGTGTTTGGCCAAATATGTCTTGATCCGCATGTACTCTAAATTCTGTGTCATGTTTGCTAGTATTCAAACGAACAAATGATATGATATCCTTTAAATTCTTTCCTAGTGTTTCATTAATAATTTTGTTAATATTATCATTAATATCTCTAGGCATGTCAGCATAATAAATAAATGTGCCATTACCCTTAGGCATTCGTTTATAATTTGATGCCCTGCAGTATTGTCTTAATCGCAGAAAATCCTGCATTGATAATACATTATCAATACTAGTGAATCTCGTACCAATCGTTACCGATCTTTCCACTTCCATCCATAATCTCCACACCAAATAGTTTAGGGCCGTCTGCAAACGCTTGTTTACCTATCTCAGCTGCTTGTTCAGCAAACTCTTCAGGCACCATAAAATCAATTTCATCATGCATCATAATCAAGGGTTGGTACGGAATTCCTGCAGATTCGAGTCGCTCCATTGCAAGCATACATGCTGCTCCGCACGTAATTTTCTCTGCTGATTGCAGTAGATAGACAAGAAGCTTATGGAAGCTGTCAACATACACACGAGTACCAGCCAAGCTAGGGATATAACCATCTCCCTTTTTCTTTGTGTTTCCATATATTTTCTCCAACTTTTCACTTAAGTCTTTAAACCCTGGAACAGCTTTAATAAAGCCTGATTTCAATTTCTTACCTTTAACAT